TAAAGTTAAAGATGTTGCACTTGCTACACCTAATATTGGAGTTACTAAGGTTGGCGAAGTATTTAAAACATTTGAACCGGAACCAGTAGAGCTTGTTACCCCAGTACCACCATTACCAACTGCTAAAGTACCAGATAAAGTCACTGCACCAGTAGTTGCAGAAGAGGGCGTTAATCCTGTTGATCCACCGCTAAATGAAGTAACTGTTGTGGTAGTGGCTAAAGCAGAGAAATACTGAACCTCAATCAAGTCGCCCGTAATAGCACCGGTATTTAAAACAATAGATGTACCGTTTGTAGCCGTATAGTCAGACAAACCTAACTTAATACCATTACGATAAACGCCTTGTAATAAAGCTGGGGTATAGGTTACGCTAAATGTTGTTTGACCAGACGTTGCGGTAAAGTCAGTAGTTGTAAGGATAGAAGAACCAGAAGGTGCTACCCAAACTGGGGCAGCTGAAGCACCGTTACTTTGCAATACATATCCAGAACTTCCATAAGATCCGTTAAAGCCAACCGCATTATTTGGCGTAATTGTAATAGCATCAGTAGCTTGTGAATTGGTTACAAGATGGATATTATTTGAACCGATTGTGCCAATCGCAATATCTGTACTACCTGTTAGGAAATAACCATATCCGGCTGCGTTAATTGATCCTGTTCCTGTATAACCCGTAGAGTTAATGCCTACCGTTGCAAAGTTTGTAGATGCACTTCCAGCATTGCTATACGCAATAAACTCAGAAGAAGCTGATGCTCCGTTAGATAAATTTTGAACTACTACTTGGTTATAGCTATTTGTTGTAGATACAAAGTTAGCTAAAATTCCGGTATCACTAAAGCCTAATGTTCCGCCCAAATTTAAGTTACTTGTATTAGATAAAGTTCCAGCAGAAGAAGCTAAAGAAATACTTGTGGCTGTAGCAACGCCAAGGTTAGGAGTAGTTAAATTTGGTGAGGAGCTTAATACTGTAGAACCAGAACCAGTAGATGTTGTTGTTCCTGTACCACCAGCTAAAACCGGCAAAGTACCCGCAGTTAATGCTGAAGGTGAAGTAGAGTAAATGGCATAGTTAGACGAGCTAAATGTAGTTAATCCTGTACCACCGTATCCTGTGCCGATTGTAGTTCCGTTCCAAGTTGCACTAGCAATAGTTCCGGGATAGGTTAAAGTTGAATTGCCCCACTGGGTATTAGATGATGCAAAAACACGAACGCCCCAAGTGCCAGCAGAAGTAGCATTAGAGACGCATAAAAACTGAGCTGCTCCACCAGTAGTAATGGTCTCCAACAATGTGCCAGCGTTATCATAAACTGATACGTTTCCAGTAGAAGTGTTGGCAACAGTATAAAAAGTACCCTTAAGAAGCGTTGTTGCTTGAGGCAAATTAATTCTTTGAGTTGTTGATCCGGAAACTGCTTGAACTTGTGTTGAAGATGAAGTTAAAGATACAGCGGTGGTGGATGCAGTAATAGTGGTCAATCCAACAACGGCATTATTAATTGCAATATTTCCAATACCGGGGTCTCCAAGACCACCTAAAGAAGCACCGCCATCAGCGTACAACGTCATTGAATCTGTTGTTGCGGATGTAGCGTTTTGTAAAAAGTGAATATTATTACTCGTCCAAGTAGCTAAAACTAAATCAGATCCATAAGATTCGACAAAGTTTGCGCCAGCAGAATTTAATGAGTTCAGTACAAATCCAGCGGCTGTAGCATTATAGTTTGTACTATTACTACCAATTTCCATGTACTGATTTGGGTAATTGTTAGCCGCCGTTACATAAGATGAATATGCTGAAGAACTTGTATTGTTTGTATTTTGTAATATGACGTTTGCATAGGTTGCATCAGCACTAGCAAAAGAAGCAATTTGGCCGGTTGCAGATGTGCTATATGTTCCATCTCCTACGTTTAAAGCCCCAATATTGGTTGCTACGTTTGGCGTGTAAGAAATATTAACGTTACCATTAGCATCTCGATTAACCGACTTTTCTGCTGGGTATGTAACAAATACGTTAACTGATCCGCTAAATGTACTAACTGCAGAACCAGAGTTTGATGACGCTAGAATTGTTGTACGGGTTAATGTGCCACCAGTAGCATAAGTACCAACACCTGCTTCCCAGTTACCAGAAGCATCTACAGCACCATAATAGGTGGTGTTTCCGTTACCGACAACGGCAAAAGACTGATACCCTGCAACGCTTCCGCTTAATGTAAAACTTACGGTTGTGTTAGCAGTACCAGTCTGTTGGACTCGGTCATAAACTACGAGAGCCATTTAAAGCTCCTTAGCTAGTTGCAGTGGTGCTATATGTTACCGAAACAGTATCGCCAGCCGTTGTAGTTTTAGCTGTACCAAATGCGCCAGCGCTGTATAAAGTACCACCAGTATTACCAAAAGTAGATGTAGCGCCAGTACCGGTAACCAAAAAGCATCCACCAACTACACCGCCTGAACCAGTAATTGTGTAGGTAATAGCAGTAGCAGAAGCAGTTACAACGTTAGAACCGGGGGTAGTATTGTTGTTACCAGTAGGCGTTGCAAATACGGCAGTACCACGAACAGCGGAAGAAGATACGGTATAAGCAGTAAACTCAGTCCATCCAGCATGGGAAGTCATGGTATCAGTTGGTGAGAATGTATTTCCAGTACCAACTACCAATCCTAAATAAGGACCAACTAGAGCAACTGGTGAAGACAATAAAGTTTGTGACAACATAAAAATCTTACCAACTTGAACTACTTGGTTTGGAAAATCTTCAGTCCACTTTAGGTTACCATCTGCATCACGGCACTCTACGTGGTAGTGGCCTTCAATACCAAATGTCTCGTCTTTGATAGCGTTAGTCTGCAGAGTAATTTCTGCGTGGTCGCCAGATCCTGTAAATTCTTTATGCATAATTACTCCTAGTCTGAACTACTATAGTTAATACTACTTGAAGTAGTACCAATGGTTAAAATTGCGGACGAATAACTCGCCGTTGGAAATTGCACGGTAAAGCTAGATGTACAAGTCTTGTCTGACCCAAAATTTAGTACAAAACACGCTGCGCCTGTAGTTGCATTGTATACTAACGCCCCCCTAGCGGTAAAGGATGCTGGGTTCCATACGGCATTGTTAAATGATACATAGGTGACGTTATATTGGGTGTTTTGGGTAGGTGGTACTGAAATGGTTAAAACCTTGCCACCAGCCGTGTATCCCGTGCCTACAACCTCGTTGGTTGAGGTATAGGCTGTAGTTTGCTGACCTAGATTAGCCAACGCATTGTAAAGGGCAATCTTATAGGTTCCGGTAGTAAAGTTTTCATTACCGTTAAGCAAATTCTGCTGAAAAATTGTGCAAGAAGTTTGGGTAATCATGACGCTACATTACCTTTAAGATTAATATTAAGCTTGGTTTGACCGTCTCTGTAAGCGTCACCACGATCAAGACCGTCACAGAAGCGTCTAAATTCCATCAAAGCTTCTTGGTATTTTTGCTCATAATTAGTTACTAAATCAGCTTCTTGCTTCATAAACAACATAGCTTCCCGCATAGCGCCGTAGAATAAAACGGGGTCAAAATTATCGCCTAGCCAGCTAGTTCCTGTAGCATTAGATACGCTAGATACAGTTAATTGAAAACCAGAACCAGTAGAACCTAAAGATGAGCAGGAAAGCACGTCCCCTACAACATAGAAATTACCACCAAAAGTAATATTACAACTAGTGACAATTCCACCACTAATGACGATATTAGCTGTAGCATTTGCTCCTGAGCCTCCTGTTAATGAAACATTTTGGTATACACCGTTGGTATATAACGTACCTGCATTACTGATACTAGTACCATTAATCTGACCCTGCACAATAGTAGGTGGGTAGTAATAATAGTGCATTTCTATTGGGTAAGCTTGGTCTGGTGCAGGGGCTACCATCAAAGTCATTTCATTTACGTCGGAATACTGCGAGCCAAATAAGGCGTAATACTTAGGCGTACCGCCCGGAGTTCCTTGATAGGTTGTACCATTATTGGTTGCATAAGGGTAGGCTTGACGCATAAAGTTAACGTCTTTGTTAATTAGATAGTTATACATCCCCGT